CCCGGTGGTGAGCGTGGTCGCAGCGGCCACAGTCGGGCGCGCCCGGATCTGCAGCAAATAGCCATTGGTCGGGCTGACCGCGACGTTAACCGGCGAGAAGCTGATCGTGCCGTTCGCGCCAAGCGGGCTGGAAATGAAAGCGTTCGAGACGGTAATCACGTCCCCGACGATGTTTGTGATGGTCGTGTCCTGCGGCAGCCGGAAGGTGCTGTGCTGGATGAAATCACCAATCTGCGGCTGGCGGGTCAGCGCAGCCCGGTCACTAAGGTTCATCGTGACCGTGGTAGCGCCATTCGCAGGGTCGCCGTTGGTGCGAACCGTGTTTGCAAGGAACGTCCAGGACGCGCCGAAACCGCCGCCCGTGTCGATCTTGTATTCCCAGATCAGGTTCTGCGTGTCCGTCCCGCCGCACGATCCGCCGCCACCGAAAGCGGTGTGGCCGTAGAAGCGGTAGGGCGAGGTCCAGACAGCCTCATCCGTCAGCTTCGAGAGAACGATGCTGCCGCTTCCGGTGTAGCCAGAGCCGGTTCCGAAAGTGCCGGAAAGCTGGCTTGCCGAGGCGGCAGTCGGTTCGTTGGCCATGACCGAAATCCGCCCGGTCGTGGTGGAGTTGTAAGCGTCGTCCCAGTGCGTGCCGTTACAGTTTGGAAAGCCGCGCCGGAAATTGGACCAGCGCCCGCCTCGGCTGGTGATCGACTGCCCGCTCAAGTCGGTGAATTGCGATCCGGTAGCCCAGACGTCGAACATTTCAATCAAAGGCATGCTGGTGGTGAAAGACACCGGCCCGAAGCGGTTATTCGTTGTGTAGATACGCCGGAAGGTCGCCCGAGAACCCGGCCCACCGTTCAGGATATAGCCCATCGGATTGACCGTGCCGCAGTCGTAAGGCGCAGCTGGGGTGCCGATGTTGGAGATTTTCAGGTTGGTGAAGTAGCCCGCAGCAAGGTTCACGATCTGGTCATACGGATGCACATTGGACAGACCGCCGAGCGATGCGAAGCCGTCAATTTCGACGTTCGTGCCGGTGACGGCGAAAGCCTGACTCACCATTGCCGGTGTGCCGCCCGTCATGACATCCGCGTATTTGAAGTTCTTGATCAGGATGTTCGAGTTTCCTGCCGCGATCGATGTCTGGCCGTTGATGACTTCGCAGTCCTCCAGCACGCAGTTCGACATTCCCAGGTTAACCGTGATGAAATTGCCAATCCCACTTGCCGGAACCCTTTGGGAAATGCCCTGCCAGCGGGCGATCAGGTCAAACCGGCAACGTCGAAACTCGACATTTGTAGTGTTCCCTGCTGAGAAAACCGTAGTGTTACTGCGGCGCGTGAACCGGCTATCCGTTGCACCCCCGGCAAAGGCGTTTGCAAATGTCAGAGCGGGCGCGCTCGAAGGCACCAAGCCCACGCCCACGCAGCAATTAGCGATTGAGGTGCTTCCGATATACTGTGTGGTGCAGCTATCGGAGATCACCATGTTCCCGGTGTTGAACCAGTTCAGCACCGCGCCCTTCACCGTCGGGCCGGGATTGCCGGACTGGAAATAATACCGCGTGTTGAGCGCCGTCAGCATCGGCGCAAAGCTATCTACCGGCTGAGTAGTGGACAGGAAGACGTTGGGTATCCTGACCTTGCAGCCAGACGGCGGCTTGAAACCTGCATTGTTCGCCCCGCGCAGCGCAAGCTGGACCGTCCCCGCGATGGGGTCCACGCCGCAATGCTTCCCGCGCACATCGGTCGGGATAAACGAGAACGTCGCCATCTCCAGCCGCGACAGGGCGATATAAACGCCTTCCGAGGCACTGCCGGTGAAGGACGGCAGGCCAGTGACATAGGTCGGCGTCGCGGAGTTCGAGGTCGCGATAATGCACTGGCCAGTCTGGCCTGCGCCCGTGAGGTTGATCGTGACGTTGACCCGATACCAGCCGTTGCCCAGCGAGGTGATCGACGAAGATGTCCCGGTCGGGCTTCCGACGTTGGGGATCGCACTAAGCGTGCCTGCGTCCAAGTCCACCAGCACGCCGAAGCGGTCGGCACTGCCATTCGCCGCGAACTGAACCACGGCCCATTGCCGCGTCTCACGCTTGAGGATGGCCGAGAAAGTATAGGTGCCAGCGGGGAAGGCCGTGTTGTATCCGCTCAGGGCAAACGAGGCGGCATGCACACCCGCCACTGCGGTTTCCCGCAGGCGCTCCGCCGCCGGATAGGGAAACGCCGAAACGGCATTTCGGGTCAGGGTCGCATTGGTGGCGGTCAGGGCTTCATTGACGTAGTGATGCCCGTTCCAAATGTCGCCCGCATTGGCATACCACTCATAGACGCCCGAGCCCGCCGCAGTCTCAATCTGGATGCCACCCAATTCTTCGCGAACTGGCAGCGTGAAGGTCTGGTTATCCGCGCCGTTCGTGGTGCCGAGATCATACCAGTCGCCGTTCACGATGCAGGAAGACAGGCGCGGCACCGCCATAGACACGCTTGTGGTGCCAACGGTGCGGGCAGTGACCTGAATTGCGCCGCGCTTTCCCGCGTTGGTGGCAACGATAGTCGCGCCACCCGGCAGGGTAATCGTCTCGCCCGCCTGGAAGTTGCCGGTCTTGCTCCTCAGCTTGATGTAGCCCGTCGCAGGCATGGCACCGCCCGCCGTGGCGGGGTCGAACGATCCTGACGCCCACACGCGGGTCAGCTCGCCCGTCGCCCCACTGGTGCCGCCCGTGACGCCGTTACTGCCAAGCGCCGCCTGCGTCGGGACATTGCCCGTCGAGCCGCTGAACGGCACCTCCCATACCTTCGTGCCGTCGATCAGCAGCGACCCGCCCAGCGTCGAGGATAGCGTGACAATGCCGAAGTCCGCGTTCTGCTGGTTCCAGCGCGTGTCCGCGTCAATCGTCAGCGACCCGCCGTTGATCGTGATGCTCTCGCCATCGAGCAGCCCCCCGATGGAGGCGCTGTCATAGTTGACGGCGGTGGTGATGGTTTGGTTCGCCATGCCTAGAAGTCGGAGTAAACGCTATAGCGGCGCTGGAGGCCGCGCTGGGGGAACTCAGTGCGTAGGACGCCGACGACGGGTTTGTTGCCTACGCGGATGGCCTCAATGGCCTCGTCAAACAGGGCCTTGAACGTCACCAGGGCCTCGTTGTCCCGCAGGAAGGGGCCGGCAGCCATCAAGGCGCCGTAGAGGTAAACGTCAGGGGCGTCCGACAGCAGCCAGTTGGTCGGGGCCGCGTCCGACAGGGCCGGGACCTTCCGCACATAGGCCAGGGAGCCCACGTAGGTCTGTTCCGGCGCGGGCCAGAGTTGGAACTGGTCGCCAATGATGGTGACGAACTTGGGCGTGTTGCTGACGCTGTTTTCCGCCAGCGCCGCGCTAAGTTGCTCCGGCGTCGCAAGCATCAGTTCGAAGGCGTTGCCGCCCACGTCGGTGATGCGGAAGGACTTGAACTCAAGGAAGTCGCCAGGCAGGGCCAAGAAAGCCGTGTTGATGCTGGCGCCGGTCGTGACAATGACCTGCTGCTCACGAGCGCGAAGGTCACGGTTGATGCGGGTCTCAGCCAGCGCGATGAAGTCGGGAACCTGGGCGGCGAGGTCCGAACGGTTCAGCCAGCTAGCGATCGCCGTCTGGAGTTCGGAGTAAGTGCTAATGGCCATGCGGTCCCCCAAAAGAAAGGGGAGAGGCCGTAGCCCCTCCCCTCCTGTCGTTCAGCTGGATCAGCTGTTGTGGAGACGCGCAGCCAGTTGGGGCCGAAGCGTCTTGTAGCCGTAGAGGACATCCAGACGAGTGGGGAACTTGTCGTTGTTGATGTCGTACTGGCGCACCACACGCATGGAGATGCCGTCCATGACCTCGCGGGCAGCAAAGTCCACGCCCGAGGGCATGACCAGGTCAGCCGTGGCGAAGGCGAAGGCTTCCTTCTGGTAGACCAGCGAGGTGCCCACAGCCGTGGAGGCCGTGCCGGCGAAGGTGATGGCAGCGGTGGCCGAGGTGGTCGGGATGACCACGTTCTGACGGCCGCCAGCCAGCACGATGGCCGGGGAGAACGACACAGTGCCCGCGCCGCCGGCGTAAGCCGCCGTCACCACGAACTGCTGCGGGGTCGCCGTGTTGGCCTTGGTCTCAGGGTGAACCGCGAACACGTTGCCGATGGTGAACACGTCGCCCACGTTCATCGCGCCGGTGCCGGTGGCCACGGTCATGGTCGAGACCGGGTTCTCCGAGATCGGCAGGACGCCCACGAGGGTGGAGGTCGTGTAGGCCGCCGAGGCAGCGCCACGGGTGTGCTTGCCCCACATGGTGTTCTCGACGAAGTCGAAGCCGGCGGTGCGGCCCATGTAGCCTTCGCGGTACTGCTTGGACAGGCCCGTGGTGTCGTTGAACAGGGCCTTGAGCGCGTCAACGAAGTTGGCGTTGTCGAGGGTGTTCAGGTTCGCCGTCCGGTCGGTGAGCGGGGCGAGGGCGTTCTGCAGGAGCGAGCGCCCCTCCAGGACCTTCGCCAGCGAGATGGCCGAGCCGCCGTTCCAGACGCTTTGGAAGACGTCGCGGTACATGCTCATCGCGTCGGCCTCGATGGAGGCCGCCAGGACGGACATGGCGGGGTTGAGGATGCGCTTGGAGAAGTCATCCAGCGACAGGGTCAGGTCCACCGAGGTGAAGTTCAGGTCAACACCGCGCTGGGTGGCGACCTGAAGCGTCACGGACTGCTCCACAGTGTCCTGAGCGGACAGGGTGGCGCCGTTCCGGACGGTGTACTGGTTCGGCAGGCGGATCTTGAGCTGGTCGCCAATCTTCGCACCGGACTTGGCGAACGAGTCGTCATAGTCGCGGACGATGGAGCCGACGAAGTTCAGCTTCTGGTGCAGGACGCGGAGGGCTTCGCGCGTCACAGCCGTGGGGGTCAGGATCGTATTGGGCACGATCAGGTTCCTTCTTGGGAAGGCGCGTCATCTCGACGGGCCGTGATGTTGTTGGGGGTCAGCGCCCGCCGGCCTTGGCCAACTGGGCGTTTCGACGGCGCAGCCATTCGTCGCTCGGCAGGCTGTCATCGAGGCCGGGCTTGTACCCGCCTGCCCGCTGGCCAACGGCCTTGGCGGGGGTGACTGCGGCTACCTTCGCGGCGTTCTGCGCCTTGGTCTGGCTGGCCTTTAGCTGCGCCAACTCCGTCTCGGCCTTATGCAGACGTGCCAGGACTTTGAAGGTCCGGGTGTCTGGCGTGCCGTCCGAGTTGACGACGCTGTCCCGGAGTTCCTGCGGGGTGATGCCAAACGTGGTGGCAGCGTATCCCGCGAGGTCCTGGACAAGCTGAGGGGACCAGCCCTCGATCTCTCGCGACAGAGCCTGATCGGCCGCAGCAATCGCGTTGGCGGAGGTCCGCTCGCTGATCTGCC